GGATTTAGTAGTCTTAATGAAAGATATAGTTTTATTAATTTTCCTCTTTCAAGAAATATAAAATTTATTCAAGGTGACGAAATTGTTTATCAACCAGAAGGAGAAGCATTTATTGGATTAGATACAGGTAGAACTTATTTTGTAGATCCAGTATTACCAGATGACCCAAATCAAGATATAACAAAGATAAGAATATTTAATTCAAATTCACAAATAGGAACAGCGAGCACTGTTCAAGTTGGTCCTACCACATCAACAACAGATGTACATAGATTTGTATTAAAAAGACATAGTACCAGAGTATTAGACTCAGATAAAATTTTAAGAAAATTTCCACTTTCTCAAAACTTGTTTGTACCATCACAACAAGATGTTCCTACAAACGATATTGGAATGTTAATAAACGGTGTTCAAATACGTTCGCCTATTTCTGATAATCAAATATATTTTGGATCTCTTGAGTCAATTGACTTATTAAACTCTGGTAGTGGCTATGATATACTAAAACCACCTGTAATTGGTATTGAAACTAGTTCAGGTGTAGGTGCTGCAGCAGAGCCGATTCTTCGTGGAAGTGTAAAAGATGTGTTTGTAGACCCACAACCATTTGATATTGACGCAGTAACAAGCATATCTTTAACAGGTGGTAATGGAAGCGGTTGTGTATTAGAACCAATACTAGGAACAAGAAATAGAGAATTAGAATTTGATAGTAGAGATGTATTTTTTAATGGTGGTGTAGATATTGTAAATGAAACAATTACATTCAAAGAAAATCATAATTTAGTTGACGGACAATTAATTTATTATAGTTCAAACGGAAATGCTCCTATTGGTATTGGATCGGCATATGATTTAGAAAATAAAATATCTGATACTTTGTCTGATGGTGCTCCATATTTTATAAGAAGTGTTAATCCATCAACTGTTAGATTATTTAACACAAGGGTTGATGCAATATTCGGTACGGCTGGTATTAACACTGTTGGTTTATCCACAGATACTGCAGCAAGTGGTATTCATAAATTCAGAACTGAAAATAGAAACACTCTTGTTGCTGTAAAAGTATTAGAGGAGGGTTCTGGATACACTCATCGTAAACTAAGAGTCAAACCAGTTGGTATATCAACTACATTAAATGTAGTTACATTCAAAAATCATGGATTTGAAAGTGGAGAACTTATAGAATATAGTGCAGAAATATCAACCATTCAAGGATTAACAACTACCTCTTCATATTATATCAAAAAATTAACAAATGATACATTCCAACTTGCTGATGGAGGAGTAGGTGGTGTTTCTATTGACAATTACAATAGAGGAAAATATGTAGATTTTCAATCAAAAGGAGAAGGATTCCAGATATTTAAATATCCAGATATTAAAGTTAATATTAGTGTTTCATATGGTTCAACTGTTACAGGTGATATTACAATCACTCCAGTTGTAACGGGTGAATTAATTGGTGCATATTTGTATGAAGAAGGCACAAATTATGGTTCAACCATTTTAGATAAAGAAGTCATACCTAAAGTTTCGATTGAAAATGGTAGATTTGCTGAATTCAAACCAATCGTTGTTGGTGGAAGAGTTATTGATGTAGCAGTTGTAAACCAAGGAAGAGAATATAATTCAAGTCCTGATGTTAGAGTCATAACAACAGGGTCAGGTAGAGGTGCAGGTGCTGTTGTTCGTCCAGTTGTTGAGAATGGATTTGTAATTGACGCTATAGTAACAAATCCTGGTATTGGTTATGATTCAAATACAACTGAGGTTAGAGCGTTTCCAAGAGGTAGTGGTGGTAAATTCTCTGCAAGAGTAAGAAGTTTAACTTTAAATAATGCAAGTAGATTTGGTGATACTCAATTAACTGAAAAAGTTGATTCTCTTAAATTTAGTGTTCTTGGATATTCTCAGGAAATAGCAAATACATTTGAAAATACATTTTCTATCAATCCAAATGGTGAGTTTAATCAAATCACAGGACACTCTCCAATTATAGGTTGGGCATATGATGGAAATCCAATTTATGGTCCTTTTGGATATTCTGAACCAGATAATATTAACTCAGAGTTAAAAATAATAAAATCATCTTATAAAACAGACATAACTCGTGTTATTAACAGACCCACAGGTTATGCACCAGGTTTCTTTGTAGAAGATCACGTATTTGATGGTTCAGGAGATCTTGATATTCATAATGGTCGATTTACAAAGACTCCTGAGTTTCCTAATGGAATATATGCATATTTTACTTCAGTAGGATTAGGAACTCAAACAAATAAACTTGAGGGTGTTTATCCATATTTTATTGGAAATACTTACAGATCACCATTTATAACTGATAATCAAATATTAGACCATAATTTTGATTTTAACAATTCAGGATTAAGAAGAAATACAAAACCATATAACGTTGATGAGGAATTTGCAGGTAATGATTTTGTTATAGAATCATACGAAAAAATAAGACAATTATCAGAAATAGAATCTGTTACTAAAGGTGACGTTGATTCAATTACAATTTTAAATGGTGGGCAAGATTATAAAATAGGAGATTTAACAGAATTTGACGATGAAGAAACAAATGGATCTGGATTCAAAGCATCAGTTAGTGAAATAGTCGGTATTGGAATATCTCGCATAGACACAGTAATCACACCATTTAACAACGCTGTATTTGAATGGAGAGGTCAGAACGAAGTTGTTGCAAAATATTTACCATTTATTGAATTAAATGATCAAGATGCGGTATCAATATCAGGTTTAAGCACTAATATAACAAATTTAACAAATGCTTTTAATGTAGGAGTAAAAACTGAGAGCACACAATTATCAGAGGCGATGACTATTGGTAGCGTTGCTGGATTAGTTCAAGATATTTCAGTCAAGTCCATACCCAGTACAATTAGCATAGGAAGTTCTTTAAGAGTTGGTTCTGGAAATACAACAGACACTGAATTATTAAAAGTAATTAATTTCTTTCCTTCTAGAAAAATAGTAAGGGTAGAAAGGACAACTGGTATTGCTCACACTGTAGGTTCAACTGTTGATGTTTTAAATACAGAAATTAGTATTCCAGTTAATACTACAAAGTTCAATTCAGAACCTAATGATATAATTTACTTCAACGGACCTCAATCAGTTGGTGTAGGGACGACTGTTGGAGGTGCTGTAGAGGTAGACGAGTTTATTGGTGGATTAGATAATCAAGTTTCTATTCCAACAAGAACAATTCGTATTCCAAGTCATCCATTTACTAATGGTCAAAAGTTAACAATTAACAAAAGAAATGGAGCAAATCGTTTTGACGTTGGTACAACTAACCTTGTAACCGAGTTTAAATTACCATTCTTAGGATCAAATTCAACTGAAGTATTTGTAATTAATAAAGGACCTGATAATATTGGATTAGTTACATCTAAAGTTGGTATTGGAAGTACAAGTGAAGGATTGTTCTTCTATTCTAAAGGATCTACATCTGGTATCAACTCCTCATTATACTTCTTACAATCACAAAAAGAACAAGTAACAGGTGATATTGATAAAATTGTAACAACGGTATCAACTAATGTATCAGCAGCTGACACAACAACTCATAATTTAGTTGAAAAAGATATTGTAAGAATGAATGTTGTTCCAAATCTAGTTGTTGGAATAGGAACAACAACACCTATTTCTGTAGACTACAATTCTGAATTTGAAAAATTACTTATTAATCCTATTACATTTACTGCTTCAGATGTAGAAACTAATCAAATTGATATAGTTGAGCATGGATTTAAAACAGGAGATAAAGTTTTTTATGATGGTTCAGCAACAGGTTTGAGCACTGGAACGTATTTCATTAATAAAGTAAGTAGTAGGAGATTCCAACTTTGTGAAACAATTGAAGATTTAAACTCTAATCCAGTAAACGTTACCTCAATAACAGCAAATACAGGTGGAACTCAGAAGATTGCACCTATCAACCCTAGAATAGATGTAGTTAAAAATTCTAAATTAACATTTGGTCTCTCAAGCACCACATTAGCAGACTTTGATTTTAAAATATATTATGATAAAAACTTAACTAATGAATACTTAAGTTCACAAGATAGTACATCCTTTAACGTTGGTACAGCAGGTACAATCGGAATCGGAACAAATAATACCGATCCAATAGGTGCTGCACTTACAGTTCAATATTCTGCATCTGCACCTATTACTTTATACTATGGTTTGTCAAAAGGTGGTTTCATAAGCACAGCAGATACACAAGTCGCAAATTATTCAGAACTAAGATTTATTGATAGTGAATATAGTGGTGAGTATCAAATATCAAATGTTACCGCAGACACATTCCAATTCTCACCAAAAATACCTGAGTTCTCATCTTATACAGTCGATGATTGTGAAAAATTAGAGTATTCAACAAGATCAACTTCAGTGCATGGTGCAATTAAGAACTTTAGAATTTTATCACCAGGTTTCAATTATAAGAAATTACCACAATTTAAAAAAGTTAATAGTGAAAGTGGAACAGATGCTAACATCATTGCTGCATCTAGAACTATTGGTAGAATTAAAAAAGTAAGGATTGTTGATATAGGTTATGAATATTCATCTGATAAGACTTTAGGACCTGAAGCATTTATATCACCCGTTGTTAATATTGATAATCTTGACGTAATAGCATCAGTTAACATTGTAAGTGGTGGTGCAGATTATATGAGTGCACCTAACTTAATTGTATTTAATCCAGTCACTAACACAGTTGTTGATGATGTTTCATTACAACCTTTCGCTCCTAACCAAACTATTTCAAAGGTTGATGTTCTATCACCAGTAACTGGACTTGATTCAGTTGTTCATAAAATTATATCAATTAATAATTCAAATGGTGTTGGAATTAACTCAGTGCAAACAGGTGGGTCTGGAGTTGTTACTTGTTTCCTTGAGACACCTATAAATGGTTTTGACGAGCAACCTTTTGCTGTAGGTGATGAAATCTTTGTTGAGGGTATACAAAGGGTAGGAGAGGTCAGTATAGGTGCCACACAAGGTGGTATATCTACTAATACAACAGTTGAAGGAACAGGTTATAACTCTGATGATTATAATTATCAATTCTTTGATGTTACAGACTATGTTGCTGGCACACAATGTGTAGTAACGTTCAGTTTAGCAGGTCTTACAACAAATCCAGGCATTGCTAAAACATTCCAATCTGGATATGCAAATGTTATTAATAAGAAAAAATATCCTGTAATTGAACCAGTTCAAACTAGGGGTGTATTTGAGTTAAAAGAAACTTTAATTATTGATAATATTGTTACAGATTTAAAAGTTATTGAAGTAAGAAATGATTATATTAAAATTGATGGTAAGTTTAAAATTAAGAAAGGAGATAGAATTAAGGGTGAATTAAGTAACGTCTCTGCTCTTATTACAAGTGTTGTTGATAATCAGGCAAAATTCACAACTGGTTTTTCAAATAGACAGGAGTATGGTTGGTTAGATGATATTGGAAAATTAAATGAAGATTATCAAGTAATACCTGATAATGATTATTATCAAAATCTGTCGTATACTGTAAAGAGTTCGATTGAATGGGATAAGTTTGTAAATCCAGTCAATAGATTAGTACATCCATCTGGATTGAAAAACTTTGCAGATACATCTGTTGTATCAAACCTTAAAGTTGGTGTTGGTGAAGTTCGTGAATCAAATCAAGTTGTTGTATTAGATGTTGGTAATATTCTTGAACTTAGAGATAAACAAAGAGTAGATGCAATTAACAATTTTGACTTTGCAAGAGATTTTGACACAAGAACTAGTGGTTCAAAGTTCTTGACTCTTCAGAATAGATCACTAACTGATTTTACAAGGTGTAAAACTAATAGAGTGTTGCTACACGATGATATCAGTGCAACTTTCCAGAGTGAAGGATTTGAAAGCACAAATACTGTCATTGAACCATTAGTTGAAGACTTTGGAAACTATCTAATTCAAATTATTGATCCTGACACTTTAGATTCTCAGTTTAGTGAAGTGGTTACAATTACAACTGAGAGTGATGCATTTTTACTTGAAAAATCAACTGACTTTACAACAATAAAATTAGGTGATTTTGATACTGAAATATTAGCAACAGGAACAAAAAATTTATTATTTAATCCAACAGAAATATTTACAAGAGACCATGATATTAAAGTATTAAAAATAGACTTTAATACTGATTTGACTGGGATTGGTACTAATAGTATTGGTCACGTAGATTTAGTGGGTGTTAATACAGGTATTGCAACAACAACAGTTGGTTTTACAACAACAAGCATACTTGAAGTACCTACTTATGATTTTAACGGTTTATTTGCAGGAATATTTGTTCAGGACAGTGAAACTAAAGAAATTAATTATAATGAAGTCATAGTTGATTTTGATGGAACTGATACAACTATTGGTGAAGTATATGTAGATACAAAATCAGGATTAAGTAATAGTGTTGTTGGTGTAATAACTGCAAGGGTAGAAAATAATTTAGTCAAATTACAATGTGAGAATGATAGAGTAAATGTTCTTGATGTAAGAGCAAACATAGTTGGTTTAGGTTCAACTACAACTGGTATCGGAACATATCGTTTTTCAGTTCCTGGACAACCTGAAGGTGCTGAAAGAAGTGTAAGGTTACAATCAGGATACGCAACTGGAACAGCAAGTCCAATAACTTATGCAACACTTAATAGTCTCATTGACAATACTGCAAAATCATTAGTAAGAGTATCTTGTGGAGAGACATCAGCAGTTCATCAAATAATATCACTAAAAGATTTTGATGACATACTGACTGTACAATATCCTTTTGTATCTGCAGGTTCTACAACTGGTATTGGAACATTTGGTGGTGAAATTGTTGGAAACGATATTAATTTAAGATTTTATCCAGATGCAGAGTTTGATTCATTAGTTGAGGTTCAATCATACAATAAAATATTCTACAGTGCAAGTGACTTTGAAAATACACCACCAGATTTGACTTACGGAACAGTTGATCAAAGAGTATTCTTAACGACTTATGATGGTGCTGCTGGACTAAGAGCAAATAGAAAAGATTTTGTGCTCAAACATAAAGAAGTTCCTATTTACTCCAAAGATTTCAACCCAGTTGGGACATTTAGTACGACCACCAGTGTTATTGATATACCAAGTCACTTCTTTAATACAAATGAAGAATTAACATATACACCAGATTCTACATTTATTGGTATTGCAGGAACTGCTGTATCAATCGGTGCGACTGCTAATATCTCTGGAGTTGTGACTACAATACTACCTGACACAGTATATGCGAAAGTTCTTGATGAAAATAGATTTGAATTATACACAAGACCCGAATATGTTGCGACTGGTAATCCTGTAACATTTACTGGAACAGGATCTGGTAATAAGCATAAGTTGACAATGAGAAAACAACTTACTAAAACTATTATTGGTTTAGATGGTGTCGTACAGCAACCAATTACATTTACATCCATAACTCATAATTTTGGAGTATTTGATGGGTTTACATATAATAATTCTATCGGTATTGGTCTATCACAATTTGTACTAAGTGGCATAAGTTCAGTTCAACCAACAGACTTCCTTAAGTTAAATGGTGAGTACATGAAGGTGACTGAGGTTGGATTTTCAAGTACACCTACAGGTATTATCAATGATTCAACTGATGTTGCACTTGGTATTGCAACTCTACCTGTTGTAAAAGTTGACAGAGGACAACTTGGAATCGCTGCTACATCACATACAGCAAATGATCTAGCGAGAGTTCATAGAGGTGCGTTTAATATTGTAGATAGCACCGTATTCTTTGCAGACCCACCAAAAGGAAATAATAGATCAAGAAGAGATGAAACAAATTTACCATTCGTAAAAGCAGACTTTAGCGGTAGAACATTCTTAAGAGCAGATTACACAACTAATATGTTGTTCGATGATATATCAGATAACTTTACAGGGATTGGTAAAACATATTCACTAACAGTTGGTGGTGCAAATACTTCATCAGGTATTGGATTGGGTAATGGTGTATTATTCATCAATGGTGTATTCCAGACTCCATTGACTGTCAATAACACTGGAAATAACTATGAATTTATCTCTGATACAACTGCTGGAATATCGACAGTTGAGTTTAGTGGTATTACATCGACAAATGGTGACTTTATTGTATCTGAGTTTGATATAAATCAAAACCAAGTTCCCAGAGGTGGATTAATTGTATCATTAGGTTCAACACCAGGTCTTGGATACGCACCATTAGAGGGAGCAAAGGTAAAAGCATTTAAAGACGCAAATGGTGGAATCACAAGTGTGGTTGGTATTGCCACATCATCAGGATTTAATCTTGGGATACAGACTGCTGCCTATGATAATATAACAGGTATTATTACTGTAACAACTGATAAGGTTCACGGGTTTGCCCTTGAAAGACCAAATACAGTCAAATTAAAAAATCTTGAGTTCAGTTGTGTTGGATATAGTGGAGTTACAACTACAATATTCCAAGATCATGAAAGACCATTATTCTTGGTAGGAATAGTATCTGATAGAACGTTTGAAGTCCAAGCAGGACCAAGTACAATATATCATACTTATGTTGGTGGTGGAGAAGCATTTGAATTCTTTGAGGATCTAACATTTGGTTCAGGATATCGTGGTGGCACAGTTGCTATTGGTGTCACAGACCAAGCATATGTTCATAGATTTGTAAGTTCTGGTATTGGTTCAATACGTAAAGGCAATTTCGCTGCAACAGGTTCAAATGCATTTACAGCAACAAACGCAGTTTATACATCCCATTCAGGACAATTAGTTCTTACAATACCAAATCACGGTTTATCAACCAGCGACACTGTTGGAATTGATACTGGTGGATTAGTATTCAAATGTTCAAAAGATAACTTCTTCTCTGACCATCCATATCCTCGTGCAGTATCTAAAACAAGTTTCCCTAATTCTGATCCTATCGCTGGAATACAAACTGCAATCACAGCGACTACAATTAACACCATTACACTAAATGTAGGTGCTGGTGGTGGTGCTGGTTCAGGTGCAGAAGTAACTGCAACAGTTGGTGCTGGTGGTACTCTTGCATTTACAATTACACAGGCAGGTTCTGGTTATGTAAATCCTGAAATAATTATTCCTCAACCTAATTATGATAATTTACCAGTAATTGGTATATCAAGACAAGGAATTGGTGCAACAACTGATACAGGTTCAAACTTATTAGTTGATGTAAAAGTTAGTGCAGCAAAAACAACTGTGGGTATCGGTTCAACAACATTTGAAATATCAGAGTTTGCTATTGCAAGACCAGGTCATTCATTTAAAGTTGGTGATAAATTTAAACCTGTTGGATTAGTTACTGCTGCTCATCTATCAGCACCTATTCAAGAGTTTGAACTAGAGGTAACTCAAATATTCAGTGACAAGTTTTCTGCTTGGCAATTTGGTGAGTTGGACTTTATTGATACTATTAAGAACTTACAAGATGGTGCAAGAAAGAGATTCCCATTATTCTTTAATGGTCA